GGTAAATGTCTGCGCCATCCACCATGCAGGGGAACATATTGGATGCCGAAAAGCCGGAAAAGGAAAATTGATCCATATGTATCACCTCAAAAATTTAGAGAGAAAAACAGCAAGCCTACTGCACACCGGCATTTCCAGGCTGTCCCTTTTCCCTCCTTCTATATTGTATTGTAAATGACCCCCAAAAATTTTGTGTGGCGTTTAAGTGAAGTTATGGGAAAAATAAGACCGGAGCGGTGGTTTTACCGCTCCGGTCTTGCTGCTATGTAAAATACCCCAGCCTTCTGGCTGTGCGCTCCACCTTATCTACGATGCGGCGGAGGCGTTTCGATATCGCACTTCTGCTTAGCCCAAGTTCCGCGCCGATATCGACATGCGCTACAGCATCCAACAGATACAGTTTCGCAATCCTGGTATCCTCTGTTCCAAGGGCTGCTTCATAAATCACGCGCTCCCAGTCCGATCGAGTAAAATACTCAAGGCTTTTTGGTACGCGTACCCTTGCTCTTGCCATTTTTCTTTTTACGGGTTCTGGTTTTCCTGACCTTTGCCATTATCAAGCTCCTGCAAAATACGGATAACATCATCCGGGCTGAGATCGGAGCTGACTACATTCCCTTCGGAATCGACCAGATTGTAAACTCCAGACAGCTCTGTAGTGCTTTCGTAGTCATACTGGTTCCAGAGCCACACAAAAGCGCAGACAATAACAATGACAGACGCCGCCCAGCACATGCAGAGCCGCCACAATCGCCGGTCTGCCCTGGCCATATGCATCTCATGGAGAGCCAGGGGAATTGTCTGTGTGTCGTCATATTGCATATTCACGGAAAGAACATCCTTTTTGTTACCCATATTTCACACCCCTTTCCTTTTATTTTACATAATCTTTCTGGTCATTGCAAGGGTTACTTTCCTTTGGCGGCCCTCTTCGCCATAATAGCGGCCTGCCACCTGGGGATCAGGAGGCAGGGGTCCTTGCCGTCGGTAATGCCGGCGTTCACGGCCTCCCGGTACTCCGCCTGACAGGCGGCGGGCATCTGCTGTGTCTTCAGGTACGCCTGGAGCGCGTCATAGATTTCCTTCCCGTCCATGGGTTCCTCCTTTTTCTCCGCGTCGAACTGGGGGCGAATAGCCCCAATGATGTACTTCTTATTCCGGTTCTTCCGGCAGACCATGCCGCCGTTGGATTGGCTCCCGGACTGGCTGGTGTTCCCCTCGATGGCCTGGACGCCGTAATCCGGCAGTTCCATTTCCACAATGCCGCAGTGCTCGGTGGATTTCTTCTTGCCGGAGAAATCGTAGATCACCACGTCCCCCGGCTGGAAGTCCCGCACCACCCAGCAGCCTGCCGCCTGGGCCGCCCGCATGAGATCCCCGCAGGAGGCAGTACGCCGGGGCAGCCGTACCTTTGCCTGGTCAAATACCCACTGCACGAATACCATACACCAGGGGTAGGCGCTGCCCATGACCTCCCGGCCATAGTACCAGGTGTTATAGCGGACATTATTGCTGTCCGGCGGGCTTTCGCAGGTGCCGATCTGCCGCCGTGCGGCGGCCAGCAGTTCATTAACCGTCCCCATTGCTGCCCTCCAGTGCCTCCTGTACCTTCTGGGACTGGGTGCCAAAATAGAAGGCGATGACCACGGCATAGACAGTCATGAAGTCCTGAGAGATGGTACCCCGCAGGGCCATGACCGCAAACACCACGGTAAGCGTCAGAGTAACCAAGCTCTTGACGCTCAGCAGATTCCCCAGCCGCTTGACGATGTTTCCGCTCATACGTATGTATCCTCACTTTCTTTCGTGTGCCCGAAAACCGGGCTGTCGTTGTGCTCAAAGATATTCTCCACAACCTTCAGGACGTTAACGCCCAGGATGGTGGTAATGGCCTGCTGGCTGAGCTCCACCACCGGGAAGGGCTGGGCCAGCCGCACGGTGGCATAGATAGCGATCAGGTAGGATACGCTCACCCAGGCCAGTGCGGCCAGCTGCGTGGTAACGAACAGCAGGCGGGTCACGCCCTTCATCCGCCCGCCCCCGGCATACCGGATGCCAGCCAGAGGATGAACGCCCCGGCCAGGGCGCTCAGCACGCAGCCCACCAGGCTTTCCCACCGTTTGCCGGGCTTGTCCGCCAGCGTGTTGACCTTCTCGGTGATCCCGTCCAGCTTTTCATCCATCCCGTCCAGCTTGGTTTTGAGCGTGGCCCCGCTCCGCTCCAGCGCGCTGATGCGCTCAAACATCTGCCGGTGGGTATCGGTGGAATTCCCCCGGTAGCGGTCAAACTCCTTTTCCAGCGTGTCTACCCGGGCGCTTACCGGGCAATCGTTCGCACTGCATCTTTCCGGCATTGCTTAGCCCTCCTTTTCGTTGATGATTTCCTCCATCTGCTCCTGTGTCAGCCTCCCAGCAGCCACCAGTGCCTCCAGACGGGACTTGTCCCACAGGCGGGGATAGTAGGCTTTTGCCAGCTCATATACGCTCATAGCATCACCCCCTGCATGGCAGCCAGAAAGTCCACATCCGCCCGCAGCTGTTCCTGTGGGGATGGCGGCGGGGCTGGGATTGCCTCTCTGTCAGCGTTCATCTCATCTTCGGTGCGGGGAACGGCTTGTTCCCCGTCCCATTTGTACAGCGGGATACCGTCCATGGTGTAGAGGGCCGGGTTTTCCTCGCCGCCGGGCCGGAGACGGAACTGGTAGCCGCCCTGCTCGTTGATACAGATGGCGTTGGCGGTATCGCGCTCTGGATGCGGGCCGTCGCTCCAGCCGGAGGTAATGCGGCCTTGGGAATCGGTTTCGATGTAATGGTGGTTGTAAAATTCGATCATGGCGAACCTCCTTATATATTTGCATCAAAGATAACCATTGCATTGGCGTCTCGTGTGTCCAGCCATCCAGCATCTCCAACGCTGAGCCCTTCAAAACTATGGATAGCTATTTCGACGCCGCTGGCAGACCATCCAGATATAACGCCTGTCAAATTTGATCCAACTGTTTCTCTATTAGATGCAATAGCACGAAAATTACCATAAAATGTAACAGTAGGCGCGGCTCGCATTGTTGGAAGCGGAATAAACGCGGAAGCACGGCCTGATGCTCTACTGACGAACGTGCCAAATGGCGCGAGCAGTCTATTGCCAATCACAAATTGATACCGCTGACACTTGGCCAGCTCCAGCGCGGGGTCAGGCGGCGGATCGCTGAGTACCCAGTTGCCGGAGGCATCCTGGTGAGCCAGCGTCTGAATGGTGCCCAGCTCCAGCTTGACTGCATTTACAACGGTCTCGGAATTTTCAATATTGCATACAAATTCCACGATAAAGCCCATGTTCGTGTTGTAAAAACGAGCATAGCCAAACCCAGCTACAGGCGCAACGCTGTTCACAGCCAGTTTCCCTGAACGGGCGGACAGTTGATTACCGTTGTACAGGACACTCAACGTATAAATGCCATCATCCATCGGTTTGTTTTCAAGGATTTGGGCAAAATTTATCCGATTATGGGGCGAATTTTCCGAACTCATTTTCAGACCGCCGTCTGTAACTGTAACCTTTCCACCCTCGAAGGTTATCCACCGGTCAATTGTGTACCCCGCACCGATGTACTCCGCCTGCCCCCTTTGGTTGACCGGGTCAGCAAAGTACCAGTTGTCCAGTAGGTTCGGGCTAGAGATTTGATCTAGGCTTGCCAGTTCCCTCCAGGGTGTCCACTGGGGATTGTTGGCGTAGTAGAAGGATCGGGCAAGTACTCGCCCCTTCGTCCCCGGCCCATAGGTACCCACAAGGGTCTGTGTGATAGAGGGTTGGACCGCAGAAAAGGCGCTGTTTGTGACAGCAACGTTCCAGAGTCCGCCTGTGATCCCAAGTTCGCCTTCTTCATCCAGCCAGTTATAGGTGCCCGGGCTCTTCAGATCATCCAACAGCGACGTGTCACCAGCGATTGATCCATTGTCCAGGTTCACCCCGATTTTCAGCTCACCATCCGCTTGATCCAACTTGATATGATCGCCCGCAGTGACAGTCAGGGTATTCACGCCATTGATGGTGGCGGCAGGCCCCGGCAGGCCGACGCCGCCAATCTTTTTCCGGCTGCCAGCGGCGTCTCTTACATAAATCGACATCAGATTACCTCCTGTCGCAAAATAGTCCGTCCTTGGTAATATGTGATATGGTGCTTGCTGTAGAATTCCATGGCGCCCTCCTATAAATTGGCGTCAGCAAAAAAATCAACGATTGTTACCGTCTTCCCAGCTACCCTGTTGGCAATCTCCATATCAGAAATATCGACGGATATATTGTGCCGATCTGTACAAATGAAGATCATTTTAGCCGGGTCGAAAGCGATACGCTCCAGATAAGGGATATCCAACAGCCCCAATTTGCAGGTTGGATTTTCCCGCATTTTTCCGATCTGAATACTGGAAGATACCGTGTGCCCAGCAATAATTGGGCCAAATGCTACGCGCGTAAAACCGGCACACTGCTGATACCACTGGCATTTCAGCAGCTCCAGCGTCTTATCAGGCGGCGGGTCGTTGAGCACCCAGTTACCGGCAGCATCCTGATGGGCCAGGGTTTGCTGACTGCCCAGCTCCAGCTTCGCGGCGATTACAGTAAGAGGGGTTGCGGAGATGCTTTTTTGCAGCCCAATTGTCACAATGTCGGTAAGGGTGTTGCAATCAACATAAGCTGTTATTGAACAGAGCGTCCCTTGCGGGTCCCATACCGTATCGACTCCAAAGATATATACCTGTTTCGTTTCACTTGGATTGCTCACCAGGAAACTGAGCGTGTACACGCCTGATAGGAAACGGGATTTGGGAATTCTTTGCTCCAGGTTGTTATACCCGCTGTTCTCAGCCGATCTCAAACCAATCCCGCCAGCACCAACCATGACCTTGGATTCTTCGCTGTCGCATCCAAAAAACCACCGGTCAATGGTGTACCCCCGCCCGTACTCCGCCTGCCCCCTCTGATTGACCGGGTCAGCAAAGTACCAGTTGTCCAGCAGGTTCGGGTTGCTCACCCGGCTCACATCCGCCTTGACCGCACTTAGCGCATCCAGCGCCCCCTGTACCGTCGCGGCCTCCAGCCCGCTCCCCCCGCTGTCGTAGGACACCTGATCTGCCCGCACCGCGCTGCCCTCGCCATCCTCCTCGTACTCAAAGGTATACGGCCCTTCCCCCAGGCTCCTGTCTATCTCAATCGCACCGCCGCCGGGCACTGTGACCGCATCCTCCGGGGTGTGGTCGTCCACATATTGGAAAATATCCTGTGCCCTGCCCTGCGGGTCGTACACAGCCGCCGTCATGTCGCCTGCGCCGACACCGTCCGCACCGTTGTATACTTGAAATGTAGAGGTTGTGCCGTCTGTCAGGGTGATGGTGTAGGTATCCCGTGTGCCCGGTGCGCCGGTACCAGCCGTCCGCTCGATGCTGGCAATATTGCTGCCAGGATCTCCCTTGTCCCCCTGGATGCCCTGCTGGCCCTTCAGCCCATGAAAGGAAAAAGCAAACTCCTTTGCGGTATCGGGTCCAGAGGCAGACACCTCCACAGACGGCGTACCAACTGTTTCATCCACTGCGGCGCTGACCGTTCCAAACCCTGCCGCTTCGCCCTGGTCTCCCTTGTCACCCTTGCCGCCCTTTTCCGATATCAGCATATAGTCCGCGCCGTTGGCTGGCACCACGCCCTGCACGGGCCGCAGCACCAGGTACCCGGCCCCACCATAGCCAACCACGTCCAGCCGCTCGTACTGGGCAGCCGGATCATACTCCCCACGGGGCACCAGGGACACGCGGCCTAAATTCGTGCTAGTTTCCATAGTGCAGTACCACCTCCAGATCCGCCCCATTCAGCCGGAACTGCGGGCCGGTGTATTCGTTATCGGTAAACATGTATAGGTCTCCCGCCGCCGTGTCCAGGAAGAACGTAGCGTACATGAGGTTGCCCCGGGCCGCCTCTCCGGTATCCTCATACTGCTGTGTGGCGGCGTTCCACGTCCACCACCTGCCATCAATGATGACGGGCGGCTTGCCGCTGTACTGCTGGGCGGTCAGGGCGCTGCCTGCCGCATCGGACGCGCTCCCGGCAGCTGCCTGGGCGCTCATAGCCGCCTCTGCCGCACTGCCGGCCGCCGCTTCCGCCGACTGCTTCGCACCCTCCACATAGACCTGCACACCCGCCTGGGCGTACTTCTTCAGTTGAATGCCTCGGACATGTACTGCTTCGCCCTGAAACTCACCAGGGATTTTCAGGTCATCATATACCGCTGCTATTTCAGGCAGGCTCCCGATCGGCGCTTCTGCTACTGCCGCCAGCGCACCTGTCGTCTTATCGGCCATCGCCGGGGCCCTCCTTTTCTTCATCAGGCGGCGCGGCCAGTTGGTAGGCCCGGCGCAGGCTCTCCCGCGCTGCCGCCATTACCTCCACCGCCTCCCCGCTGACGCAGATAGCCGATATCAGCTTGAATGCCCAGTTGATTTCCTTCTGTAATTCGGTCATTGTGTGGTTCTCCTTTCAAACTAATCCGTATTTTTTTAGTGCGGAAATCAAATCATTTAATTTTCTTGCCACGTCTGTTGCAGTAGTACTTGTAGTAGCTGTCATAGTCGCTACCGTTTGTTTGCTTGCTGGTGCGGTGCCGAAAAAACCGATTTTACTGGATGCATTTATATTTTTAAAATATCCATAATCGAATGGAGAATCTGATGTTCCGCAATAATATGTTGCCGCAGTTGGTGAATGCGGTTTAATGGTATGGGATGCTATTTTGATTCCAGAAGTGGATACTCCAACAAAAACCTCATTGGAATACACTGCATCAAAAGAATTCGATTGACCTCCAATTGACCACGATGAATAACCGTTCTTTGGTTTTATTATGCGATTTTTTGTATCAAAGCAAAGAGCGTTTTGAAAATCAGTATATCCCCTACCAAAGCTAATTTCTTCCGATGCGTAAACATCGATATAACGAAAATTATATGTTCCGTTTCCTCCTACAAATATTTTAGAAACGGCTCCTGTTTCAGATGTAATTGCAACGTAATCCAGACCACCTGACGTTGTGTAAAGCGTTTTTAATTTCAGCGTACTCACATCAATCTGACTCGCTGTAATACTATTTGTAGCAATCTTTGAGCCGCTAATAAACGTAGTCCCGCTAGTATCTTTAACAGTCAGCCCATTGATCGTTGCTTCTACGGTGGTGATTCTGCCTTCGGCATTTCCAATACTCGCAGAGACGCCATTTACAGTCTGCGTCAACGTAGAGATATTCCCATTTGCCGCGCTGATCTGGCTCTGCAGGCTGGTGGCTGTCTGCGTCAACGTAGAAATACCATTCTCCGCATTTGTCACCCTGGTTCCAATCCCATCCACCGTTGCGGAGATTGACGTAACCCGCCCATCTGTTGCAGAAATCTTTGCCGTCAGGCTGTCAGCCGTAGCCTTGATCTCATTTTCGAGGCCCGCCGCTGTGTTTGTAATCCTTGCCGTCAAATCGCTGGCCGTCTGATCAATCTTAGAGCTGAGGCCTGCGTTGACGTCGTTGACCTCCTGGGTAATTTTGTTGAGTTCTATTGTGATGGCCGCATTCAGGCCCTTTACTTCATTCTCCACCTCCAGCCGGATTTGTTCTGCTGTTTTGGTAATGCGGGAGTTCGTTTGCGCGATCTTACGATTAAACTCCTGTGTCATGGGGCCGCCTGCCGGGTATTTGTCATCCAGTTCGGCCTCGCCGGGAGCTGTCACGCCTGGGAACCCACTGCCATCGTCCGAGATACGGGAGATCACGGAGTATACGCCGCCTGCGGTGATCCCGTCCCCCAGCTCTGCCGCCGGGTCGAGCCGCGCATCATCTGCACCGAACATCTGATAGCGTGTCCCCTTGATCTGGGCCAGCAGGGCGTTTACCATCTCCTGAGTGGCATGGGGGCAGTCTGATATGATCTCCAGGCCTGTGTCGTCCCCGGCGGTCAGGATGTTATTGTCATCCAACTTCAATGTCACGCGGGAGACAGGCCGCTGGATGCCATTGTCCTGGAATCCGGTTAAATCCAACCCTACATAGTGCTTGTCATACAAGAATCCTCACCCCTCCGAATGTAATCGCGCCACCGAATTCCGTCACCAGATAGTGGGTTTCCTCTGGGATGGACAGCAGCGGCACCAGCAGCAGTTTTCCCTCCCCTGTGATAATCCAGTTGCCCCCGTGGGCGGCGGCGATCCACTGTAATTCCTTCCGGATGCTGTAGTAGTCCCCGGTCTTGCTCTCCGGGTCGCTGGCAGGGTAGTCGATGGAGTAGGCCGGGTTGATGATGGTGCGCGGATCGACCTCCACCTGCATAATTCGGGCGAACTCCTGCACTGCGGCCGGCATAGGCAGTGGGAAGACCAGACTTTGATCTGGCTCCCAGCTGGCTTCTGCCTTCCGCATGGCGTCGAACGCCTCCACCGTCCAGTACCCATCCTCTTCGCTGCGACGGTTGGTGAAGAACTCACCCTTCGGTAGCCACTCCGTCACCTGGCTGCCATTGCGCAGGCGGATGTATCGCTTGATCTTCGCCTCCCGGGGGATGCTGTCTGCCAGGAGGGAAATCGTGAGCTTTGCCGTGGAGGCATTTCCAATGCCGAACTGGTCGTACAGGCCGGAATCCACCGTGTGGGAGACCTCCTGCTCCGGGCCGTACCACTTCCCTGCAATATCAAAGCCATACTCCCTGACCGTCCCACGTGTACGCCATAGGGCTTTCCACAGCTCGCTGGTTGTCTGAGACATGGTTGCACCTCAAATTTCATGTAGATTGAACGATATACCCTTCCAAAACAGGTTGTCCCCGTCAGTGACCTGATGCAGCTTGGCTGGGAACTTCGAGCAGTAAAATTTCCTGGTCTGCGTCCCGTGCAAATCCTGGTACTGTACGCTGAACTCAGAATCATGGAGGTCGTCGTCCAACTGCGCCGCCAGATCAACTGGCATGGGCAGCATCTTGTAGGTGAGGTTCCGCTTCTCCGTGATCTTGTCCCGGCGCATGTCGCCTGTCTTTACCCGGACGGTCTTCTCACTGTCAATGTCGTCCCGGCTCCAGTCGTATCCGTCGTCCTCAATCCACCGCGTGTAGTCGTGCCCGTTGATTACTAATACCTGCATGTCTCACCTCAAAACAGAAGTACCGGCTTTCCAGCCTGCCGCGTCATGTCGTTGATGTGCCGAACTTGATTTCGCGCCAGTACCCGCCCATCCAGTGTGGTGGTGATATTGACGACAATCTCCCCACCTGCCTGGGACTGCATCACCTCGGCCAAGGCTTGCTTGATCGTTTCTAATGGCGCCTCTATGTTCGTCCCGCTCCGCTGGTCGCCCAGCACCGCCATAAACTCCCGGTTGGGCGGGATGACCGCGCCCTGGGCCAGGCGGGGGATTTGAACTTCTGATATGCTGGGAACATTAAATCCAAATGTTTTTCCGCCGATTGATGGAACCCAGTCTGGAACATCAAAGCTAACTTTGTTGAGCTGCGCAATGAGAGAATTTATTCCTCTGATAACAAAATTGATAGCCGATTCAAGCGTTCCAACAATTCCGTTCCAAATCCCCTTAAAAACGCTGGATATTCCATCCCACGCTTTTTCCCAGTCCCCAGAAAAAACACCTTCGATAAAATCAATGAGCCCGCTCAAAATGTCAATCGCAGAGCTAACAACCGTACTGATGATATCGCCAATGAACTCAAAGACATTTCCAACAAGGTCTTGCATCCCTTCCAAAATCGGTTGAGACTGTTCCCACATTGCGGCAATGATTTCCATGACAAACGATATAATGTTTTGAATTTGCTCACCCTTTGTCTGGAATATATCCGCTACTTTCTCAAAAACGCTTCCGAGACCTTCGATTACGGTAACGGCAGTTCCCTCAACCCATTCTACAAACGGCTGAATCACCTGCTCCCACAGAAGTTTGAAAATATCAATAAGCGGCTCTAAAATCTCAGTTATCAGGTTGAATGCATCAGAAAGTGCCTCTACAGATGCCGGTGCCCCCTCTTCAATAAACCAAGTTGCCAATGGGAGCAAAACGTTTTCGTAAGCCCACAGAAGCCCATCTGATACGGTGGACACAAGCGGAGAAATCGCTTCCAGCAGGTTTTGAAACGCTGTGGCGAGAGGCTCCAGATCAAGCGAACTAACCCAATTTATGGTGTCCTCTACAATGGTCTGAATAAAATCATGTACTGTTTGCACTAATTCAATCATCGGGTCTGTGATCTCGTGCATATCAAACTGCTCACCGATTCCGTCTAAGAATCCAATGATAAATTTACTCAGTGCATCCAGTGCCGTGCTAAATGCCGCGTATACGCTATTGAACATCCCGGCCCAATCTAGATTTGCCAAAAAGGTTGCTATTTGCAGGCCGATTTGATTCCACGGAATAATCTGTATGGTCTCTTTCATGGAATCGAAGAAACCGATAACCAGATTGCTGGCCGCCTCTGCCATCAGCGGCATATCCAGGCCAAGCAGTAGCCCCGCCAGTGTCTCGATAGCTATTTTGAATCCGGCCCACAGAAGCATCCCAACAGCGTACCAGTCAATTTCAGAGACAGCGCCGTTTATCATAGCCGCGAGGCTCTTTCCCAGGTTCATCCAATCAAAGGTATACAGGAAGTTCACCAGAAATTGCAGCGCCAGGTTTAGCCCAGCGCCCAGGGCCTGCCCCAGCTGATACCAGTTGATACTGTTGACCAGGTCATTAAAGGCGTTTGCCAAATCGCGGCCAAGCTGCTGTACCTTCTCCAGAACACCGGGGAAAGTGAACATGTCATAGAGCTTCTTGGATAGGTCGTTCAGCCAGTCAGCAAAGGAGGAAAATGCACTCTCCAGGCGGGGGATTCCGTTGTTGATCAGGTTGTCCAGGAAAGCATCGAATGCCTCGCCCCAGGAATCAAACGCTGTCTCTGCATACTCATAGTCGAATGATGGGCCTACCTCCTGGCTGGCCCCACCGCCACCGCCGCCCTGCTGTTCTGTCTGGATTGTATTGATCTCATCAAACCCAGCCAGCGAACCGGCGGCATCCTCTGCCGCGCTCCCAGTCTCCTTCAAGGCATTGGCCTCTTTATGCAGTGCCTCCGCATTCTTCTGCGCCTGCTTAGCCGTAGTGCCAAACAGGGCGGCAGTAAACTGCGTGATGGTCGCAATAACCCTGGAGAGGATATTCATCAGTGTTGTAAGGGCTGGGACTACTGCATCATAGATGGGCTGAAACGCCGTCAGCAATACGCCTTGCAGCTGGCGCAGGGCAGTTGAGAACTTCGCATTGACCATCAGATAGGACCCCATCTGCTGCCGGATAAGGGAAAGGCCCTGGTAGATGACAGAGAACACAAACGCCTGCTTGATTGTGCTGCCCAATCGCTTAAATGTACGGCCAAGAGATACCGACAGTTTGGAAAAGACGTTCATGTTTTTAACGATTCCAAACAATTCTTTCCCGAATTTACTTGCGAATTGAGACGCCTTTGAGAATGCCGCTTTTGCCAGAGAAGGAATTTTCCCAAGGGTATTTTTTGCAAAACCCGCTACACGGGAGGATGCGGCCTTGAGCACATTTGGAACGCCCTTGGCTATAGAGCTGGTCATCTGTATGGCTGTCTGTGCCAGCCCTGCAAGCCCTATCTTTGCGCCTAGTGAAAATTCTTCGGCCAGACCGGTGAGCTTCGTCTGAGTGCTGACCACATCGCCAAGAGCCTTGTTAACCTCTGCCGAAACCGCCTGTTGCTGCCGCAGCTTGTCTATCACAGAGCTTAGCTTTTCATCCACTCGGGAGAGAAACGCAACCACCTTTCCCTCTCCCCGCGACGCTTCTTCCAGCTTCTGGGTTATGTACCCCGCTTCTTCTTTTTGCCGCTGTAGCTCTGCTTCTGCCTCGGAGAGCTGGGCTGTATACTTGTCAACAGAAGATTCCACTTTGTTCCATTCCCGTTGCAGAGCGTTTACACGGGTTCGCTGATCCTCATATTCCTGCTTGAGTGCGGGGATTTGGGCGGCGTAGCCCTCGCGGGTTTCGAGGCTATATGCCTTATCCTTGGACATGTTCCGGAGGTCGGTCAGCTGGTCTTTGATTTCCTGGAGCTTGGCCTTTTCCCGGTCAAGTGTATCGGAATCAAAAAGGCTTTGATCCTTTGCCTGATCCCTCTTAGCAGTCAGCTCCGCGATCTCGCGCTCTTTCTTTTCGATTTTCTTGGTCAGCGATTGTAAATCCTTTTCCAGCTGCTCGTTGTCCAGCGCGGTGGAAAAGGTGATTGAGCCCGCTTGCATGTGGATCACCTTCTTTCAAAATGAAATGTGGTGTGATGGTTCGTTTAACGCACCGACAGAGTAATCCCGTCCTTTGCCACATGTATCTCGGTATTACCATATTGAGATACCAGTTCCTCGCGCCCCTGCCATTGCTTGGTAGGGGCGCTGTCTTTTGCTAAATATTCCATTCGGCTCACCACCTTTCAACAAAAAATTCCCGCCACCTCATAGAGATAGCGGGAATTTTGATATATTCAGTTGTTTACGCGCTGGCTATCATGCAGACGAGGAATGTCGCCACTGCAATAACGCCTACGCCTGCCAAGCCGCACGACGCGGCAACTTTTACCACCATTCTGGCGTACATGCCGCCAGCTGCCAGCAGGCACAGGGCCCGGAACCGGCGCTCCGGCATCGGTGGCCGTTCGTACTCAATCGTCACGCCGTACAGGACAAGCCTCATCTTCATTGCGCCGCCTCCAGTCCGGGCCTGCTGAACAGGTCGAGCTGGCCCTGAATCTGCCTGTTGAGCGCGGGCGGCACGGGGAAACTGATGGCCTCGCAGGTCTGCTTAATCATCATCCCCACATCGAATGGGCTGGCTCCCATGTCCAGCATCGCCCGGCGCGTCAGCCGCATAAATCCTACCGCGCTGCTGAACGTCACGCCGTCTGGGAGGGCGGGATGGGTGGGGGCGGTAAGGGCCTGCCGCATTTCCTCAAAGGCGGTCACGTAGGCGGCGGTGAACAGGACGCCTTTCTTGCCTGGGAGCTTGTTAGCAACCATATCGCACCCCTTTTTAGTGATAAGGTAGTTGGGGCGGGTCTGGTTGTTTCCATCCACATATGTGCTTTCAACAAAGAAATCGCCCAAGGAGATCTCTCCTTCGGCTAGGTACTTCACGTACTGCCGAATACTTTTCATCAAATCGCTGTGGGGCCGCTCCACCATCTGCGCCACATCCCGGCTGTCGATGACCTGCTTGCCGTGGAAGTCCTGGACTTTCAAGCCGTTCATGCCCGCGCCCTCCCCTCTGCCTTTGCGGCACGGTAGCCCTTGGCCCGGCCATACTCGAACGCCATGCAGATCGCGCGTCCGACGTCTTCACCGGCAATTCCGGATAGCCCAAGCAACTCTTTCAGATTCATATGGTACGGGCTGGTTATCGCCAGCTTCATGTTGGTACGCGCTATGTACCGGTTGATCTTTTCGATTTCGTTCATAGTTACCTCCATAAATTTTTGTTGCATGGAGGCTCCCGACGTGGTATGATGGATTTACCTGGCGGGAAACCTCCGGGGATTGTAGAGCGTTGGGTGCTTGTCGAGGGCCACCAACGCTCTATTTTTCTGTTGCCAAAAGAAGATGTATACCCTGGCGGATTGCTTCAGCTCGTGTTATGCCATGTTCTCTGCAATAATCATCAAGCTTTTTTGACGTTTCATCGTCAAGTCTGACCTTCACATCATTTTTCTTTGGGTTTTCTGCTTTTGGCCTTCCTGTTCTTGGCGACATTTAATCACCTCACTTTTTGAGTTCCGCAAATTCATTATACTTAACGGAACTCAAAAAGTCAAGAGTTTTTCAAAAAAATTGGCCCCCGCTTCAAAAAGTAGCGGAGGCCTAGTACTCATCCTTTCCAGTAATGCCCACAATCCTTACAGACGAACATTCTCTGGTATTTTATCTTATTTGATGTAACTTCTTTACTTGTTGATGATCCCTTGTACTTCTTTTTTCTCCCAATCCGTAACAATGCCATCGGTATAAAGGCAAAAATCCAAAGAAAAAGTTCTATCATCCACCACCACCAACCGATAAAACACCACCAAAGACACCCGCGGCCTTTTTCCTTATATTTTGATTTGGTGTAGGTTTTGGTTACGCTACCCTGATTCTCCTGTATAACTTGAACATCTACATTGTCACTACCACACTTTGGGCAGATCATCCTGCTACCGTCGTTCCCCATATCTCTCCAACCCTCCCCAAAATCAGGGCACACACCCTGTAAAAGGGATGATACCACACCCCCCGCCAGAAATCAACAAATATTTGGGTGGTTATACAGGCGGGGGATACGGGCTGCTCAAGCGGCAAATCTCATAAACGCCTTTAGCGGAGTAAAGACATGTATCGTACATCTTCCCGTCAGTACCCCTCAATTTGAGGGTAACTGAAAACTTGTTTATGTTGAGCCAGGGCAGGCGGCAAGACTATCCGCTTTTCGGTCCGCGAAACCTAGCCCCGGCGGTCAACTGTTGAAAATCAAAATTTCCGCTATCTCTATGAAATTTTCAAGGTTCAATGCGGCTCAATCTATTTGAGCCACGGGTCAAAGGCGGCGTCATCCTGGGCGGTATACTTGGTTTTCAAGTCTACCAGCTGCCGGTTGCGGCGGTAAAACTCCTGGTCTGCCTTGTCCAAAGCCTTGCCCCTGGCCTTATGGTCACGGATACGAACCACCTGTGCAAAGGTACAGTCCCCGATCTCGTTGTATGCAGCCAGGAACGTCCACCAGTGCATATACTCCACAGTACGTATCTCTTGCCCCATGACGCGGTTGATGGGGGCGATAATCAGGCTGTAGTCCTGCTCCCAGTCCACCAGCCGGGGGGATTTGTGAGGCGAATCGTCTGAATCGCAGTTAATAAACCGCAATCCAGCCTGTATTGCGTCCTCATAGTGTTCTGGCGGCATCTCGTCAAAGTCCGGATACAGGCCAATGAGCACCGCCAACGCCCGCTCCTGTCCATCTGCCTCCGGGTCAGATAGGTCTGTCAGGATATCCAGAATGCAGCGGTAGTCTGTGCGGATGAGGTATGTGAAGCCCTGGATTTCTATGCTCTCTGGGAGGGCCCAGTTCATTTGCGGAGCTTGGCGGCGTACTTCTGGTACTTGGCCTTGTACTTGGCAATACGGGGGTCTGCCTGTCTCTGGATATCTCCGATGTTTGCTTCGATCTCATCCAAAACAGCTAACATAAAGTTCATCCAGACAGGAAAACCGTCGGCAAATGCGCATAGGCTCATACCGCTAAATACAGCTTCGCTGACTGGAACGTCAAACAGGCCGTCCAGAACCTTGCCCATTTCGCCGTCCCTTTCCCGTGCCAGCGAGAACGCCTCCGCAGGCTCTTGGAGCGTTTCTGCTTTCTTGGCATATTCGTCCTGGAGCGTCCCCATTTTTTCAAAGGTACTGTAGAACCGTTCGACAAATTCACGATCTGCGGGGTTAAATGATACCACCGCCCCGCCGTTGATTTGGTATTCGACTACGCCAGAGGAAAAGGAAAGTTCCTTCATACAACCTCATCCCCCTTTCTCTCCACATAGGAGAACGCAGACGCTTCTGCGGCTTTCGGCGTGAAGGTGATGACCCCATCAGCGGAGACGCCGGCTGTCCCCACTTCCCTGGTACCGCCAAAGGTGACGTCAATGGGCATGGTCAGCGTACCGCCGCCTGCGCCGCCCAGACCCGTGGGCTTGACCATGGAGCTGGGATACCGCTCGGCAAAGACGCCGCCGCTCTCGTCCACAGCGTAGAGGTGGATACGCAGCAGGTCCTGGTTGCAGAGGGCGGGTGCATCCTGATCCACTACAGCCAGGTTCCACACATGCTGCTGGTACTCATCGCCCGCGTCCAGCTCGCAGGGGTCGAAGGTCTGCGTGATAACCGGTGTCTTCATGGTGGTGTAGGTATCGCCCAGGATATCCTTCTTGGTTTCCTCGCCCCAGTCCAGCTCGGCGGAGCTGTCTTCCACACGCTTGCCCAGCCTGCCCCACTTAGGGGATTCGTAGGTGCCGCTGTTGCCGCAGCATAAATATTGCTTTCTGTCTACCACCTGTCCAGGCGGTGTATTGAACTTAAAAGCCATGTTTTGCCTCCTTTTTTAGATAAACCATGGGTCTGTGGTTGGGAATTCCTTGACGAATTGGACAGAGAGCTGCACCATATAGGTAGCCAAGCCCTCGTCCTGGGCGTCGTACAGGACGCCGTTTTGGGCTGCGATATGCTCCTTGGCAGGGACGTCCCCGAATATCGGTGAAAGCCCCCTGGCGGACTGCTCCTGAACCCACTCCTGGAAGTCCATCAGCCAATCCGCATTGACAGCAGCCCCCGCCCCGTCCCCCGGGGCTTTCTCGAAAACATAGTACAGCCCGAAATTGTACTGGTTGGTCATAGTGACATTGCCAAACAGATCTGTTTTCCGGCTGACCTCCACCAGCCCGGAGGGAAAAATCCCTCCGTTGGCTGGGATCTGGTCGGTAAAATCCACCTGGAAGTCCTGTAGGATATCCGCGCCGGGATAGCTTTTAACGAATCCGGTAATCTTCTCCAGTGCGGTCATCGTCCGGCCCTCCTGTTGGCATAGTTCTGCAAATCCGCCTGCATAGCGGCCCCCTCTTCGGCAATCAGGCGGCGATCCCAATCGGGTCCTGCCTTGGGGTTCTTGGACTTGTCATAGGTAATTTCCCGGTCACTCTCCACCTTCTTCACGCCCTTCCGGGAACGCCAGCCGTTTTTGGTTAGGAAACCGGCGGCGCCAGTATCCGGATCAACCATGACCATGCCGTTATAGAGCATCCTGGCATACGGTACATCCACATGGATAAACGGTTCATCCGCTGGGCTCTGGACAATCATCAGCTTGATGGTAGCCCCTGACCGGTAGGGCATGTATTTCTGGATGCGGCGGCGGACATTGGCGGTATGGAACCGCTGCACATCCCCCTTGGCGGTGACGCCAAGCCCCTCCATGACGGAGCGGACTGGTGCCATATTCACTTTGATGTGGCCTACAACATTCATGTTACCCTCCCGCCTCCACATGGACCATCCGGCCATTCCAATACTTTGGGTCTACCCATTTGACCACCACCAGCCCAGGCACAACCGAGGGGACAAATTTACGCCATTCTACTGTAGTCGCGACCTCCGGACCCTCCCCCAGCAGAACCTTGTCCTCAGCGGCTACAGGGCTCTCGCTGCATGGGATAACCAAGAGGAAACTATTGACCTCCGTGCTGCCGGTCTTCCCTACACCCTGCACCTTCTTGAAGTCCAGGAATGCGCCGTTTTCGATCACCTGCCGCGTGACAGTATCCTTTCCATCCCAGTGATACAGCGTTACTGTCTGATTGCACAGCCGGTAATCCACAATGCCAGTGCGTCGTTTAATTGTGACCATCAGCCAGCCCCCCGGTAAATGTCCAGATACCGGATGGCGCATCGGTATAACTCCTGAGCCTGTCCCTTTGGACTGAGATCTACGGTCTGCGCCGGCGCGCCATAGCTGACGGAAACACTTCCGATGGCGGCGGATTGTACCGGCCCAGCCTCCCCGCTGGCGATCAGGTCGAAGCCGTACAGGGCATCTGCTATCGCACACACCGCCAGGCTCTCTCCGTCCGGCAGTTCATCCGGTACAGTGACTGTGTAAATGCGCTTGTACCGGGCAATCTGATCCTCCGCACGGGTAGAATAGGCCGGCCATTCCTCGTATGGGATGGAACTGCCGTGGTAGCTATCCGTATAAAATGCGTAGTCCGTCATATCCGCCGCCCTTCCGGTTACTTCGTCCTTGTAGCAGAAGCGGCGGCGGCAGAAGTGGCAGAAGCGGCGGCGGCAGAAGTGGCAGAGATATTGAACATAATCGCGCTCTTGCGCTTGTTCAGGATGAACACATCCCCATAAGCCTCTTCAAAGTAAATCCACTTGCCCTCAGACCCCGCGCTGGGGCTGTCGAGCTGGGCAAAGGTGTACTTCTCCGGGGTGATGACAGCGGAGGGGTGGACCAGAATCATGTTGATCTGCTGGGCGTTCTCGCCCGCCTTCCAACCCTCGGTGAAGTCATACTTGGTCTTCATCAGAGCGGAGGGCACATCCTCAATGCGCACTTCCTCCAGAGAAGACACGGCCCTCCGGATCGCCGCGTCGCCGTTCTGGATGAATCTAGTCAGCTCCTTGGCGTTTTTCAGCATGGACTTGATGACAGGCGTGGTGTACAGGATGCGGCCCACCTTGGGTACATTCGCCTCGTCCATAGCCACCATGTAGCTGTCAAACACGGACAGGATGTTTTCGGTGGTCAGGGCGGTGGTGTCAGCTGCACCTCCGGCGTCATTCCACTCAGAGTACAGCTTGGATACCAGATAGGCGTCCATCTCTGGAAATTTTTGTTCCTCGTTAAAAACCTTGGTGATGTTCTGGATAGAGGCCACCTGGTTGGTCTCGTCAACGTCCAGCGGATGGACAAGGGTAGACCACTTACGGTGATTGACCAGTGTCTTGGGCTCCCAGGCGTTGTTGAAATTCCGCTTGGCCACGCCGATGGTATCGCGGTCTGCGTCTACCCGGCCGGTGGTGGTCAGGCTGGGGATCTGGATGGTGTTGGCATTGACCCAGCGGTAGCGGGAATCGTTCTCCGCGCTGCGCAGGGCCGCGAAGTGCAGGACGTAGGGGTATGCCTGAGCAAGGGCCGTGGAATAAGCCTGTGCATAGTTCAGTGCTGGCATAATTGATCTCTCCTTTTCTTACTTGTTGGCGGCTGCCGGGGCTCTCACCCCAGTAAAGCCAAAGTTGAAGCCTGTGCCAGACGGGGGCGGCTGTGTGCCGGTTCCGGCGGCATAGGGGGGCGGGGTTTCCTCGCTCTCGAAGAGGTAGCCGCTGTCTTTCTTCAGTCCATCCAGAGCGGCCTTGATGTCAGCCTGCTGGTTTTTACTGGCACGGAGGGCATCCACATCCAGCATGGCGCGTACGGCCTTTACGCTGCGCCCCCTGGCAGCGGTGATGGCATCCTTCAGCGCACCGTCAAACTCCAACTCCGCGAGCTTGGCCTGGTGCTCTGTCTCCTTGTCCGCGAGGTCTTTGGTGAGCTGCGCCACCTTCCCCTGGAGGTCTTTCACATCAACGCCGTCGAAAGCCTTCAGACCGTCCTTAGCTATGGCCAGCTGCTTCTTGATGTCCTCGTAGTCGGCAAACGGCTTTACCGCCTCCGTCATGTCGCGGTCGTTTTCCGCCAGGATGGCGTCCACCACTTCCTTGGGAAGGGGTGTATCCCCTACCTTGAAATTCTGCAAAAATTCCGCTTTCATTGCGTACTCCTTTCTGATCTTAAAAATAAAACGAGGTCAACCATCCGAAAACATCGAATAGTTGACCTCATTCGGTCCTTCCCGGCAAACATTTATGCCGTGGGTAACAATATTATGTTTTCAGCTTCTTCCGCTGAATAGTTTGAACAGAGATTGTCCCATCCTTTTGAAGCACCAGTTCCACCCGGAATCCTTTGATTAAGGCTTGCATTATTGCATATACAGTCTTCTCATCCATGTGTTTTTACCTTCTCCCCAAATCCAGCAACCTCTGTCCTCTCGTACTGTGTGCGCAGCCCAGCGGCCTTTGAGAACTCCCGGTACCGCTGGTGCAGGATGGTCAGTTTGGTCTTATCCTGATCCAGCTTCTTCTGATCCCCGGTGGCCTCATCCACCATGATTCGGTACTTTTGACGCCGGATGGCCCGCTCAAGCTTTCGTTGCATCTGGGTGGCCTGATATCCGGTGTAATGGACGCCGTCCACTGTCACCCCCTTCTCGTTGTCCTCCCGGAACTTCTCCAGCTCATCAGCAGTGTATTGTGGGGAGTTGACGCCAAGGATAATCGGAAAGGCGGCATGTCCGCAGTTCAGCGTCCCGATCCGTCTCTGCAAGGCGTTGTTCAGCCTCTGGTATTCTTCGTCCGGATACTGTTTCCCCTGGATGGGCTCGTGGTCAGGCGCACTGTTGGCATGGGCGGTGATCTCCCATCCGTCACAGCCCAGCTGCTCATACACCGTCTGGCTGATCTGCTCCTGCATCAGGCCCAGGCCACCCATGATATTTCGCCTGACAGCGGCCTCCAGGGAGGTATGTACCCCGCTCTGGTAGTCAATCACCCGCAACCTCTTGTCCGACAGATTTCGTGTAGCCTGTCGGACGGCCTCTGTATAGCTGGCCGCGCCGGTAATGACCTGCTTGAAGGCGAAATCCGTGCAGTTTCGGTAAGCGTCCTGGAGCGGCAGCGCATTTCCAAATGGATCAACCATGCCGATGGTCTGGGTGATATTGGTGAAATCATCCTGGGCGAGCTTCACAGCAGCGGATACGATCTGCTGCAAGGATTCGTTCTGCGCAAAGGGAACTGCTTGCACCTGGGGGAACCGGCTCACATCCAGGTTGTAGCCGGACTGTGCGGACTGGTACATGATCCGCCGGATTTCCTTGTGAGATAGCTTCAGCAGGCGGCGCAGCTCCTTCTTGATCTGCCGTTGGGATATGCCAAGCTGCTGAGCCCGCCAAATCTGATAGGCCGCTGTGCTGGTCAGCTCCCCCGCCTGGGCAATGCGATGGGAGATATCACGCAGCAGATACTCCGTAATAGGATCGGTTATCTTCCGGACACCCTCCCGCAGTGCATCAATCTGATCCGGCGTGAGCATTATTCCTCATCCTCCGCACCCTCTCCAAGCTGCTGCATCTCAGGCATGTACTTGGCGCGGATGGCTGCAAGATCCGCTTCTGTCTCCGCTGGCATACCGAACCGCCAGCCCAGGGCAATTTCTGGCTTGAGCAGGCCGCGGCTCACCATATCAAGGTAGTCTGCCCACGTCTTGTCCTCGTCATAGAGAATGCCGTTGCCCCAGTCGATGGATACCGCATCCTCTGCCACCACATGGGCGCCCGGCACATGGTATAGCGAACCCAGCAGACCACAGATCCTGACCGCCTCCTTTACAGCAGATTCAAACATCTTTTGAAAAGAGATGATGGTCAGGTTGTAATCCCCGGCGGAGCTCGTCACCTCTGTGGCTGTCCGCTCCGTTTCCTCGACCTCGCTGAGCAATCCACGTTTCAATCCGATAGCGCTCTCCGCAGCCCGGAGATAGGACTGCTTTCTCGCCAGAAAACTTTGCTCGCGAAGCTCCGGGGAGAAGATGGTCAGCCCAACCGCCTGCGGATCATCGTCGATTCCAACAAAAACCTTGTCTTCCAGTCTGCGCCGTCCGCTGCGGTCTTTCCGCAGCAGATCAGCAGATGCAATAATGCGGGATTGCCCTCGGTCAAACTCTCCATTGAGCAGGGATTCATTGTGATCGATATTGTGGATCAGGCCAACTGCCGGGGCGTAGACGCTCACACCATCAGGGCTGCCGTCCACGCAGTTTTCTATTGGCGTTTTCATCCAGACCAGCCCCAGCCCGCCCAACGGCTCCCGGAATGTATATTCGTCTGGCAAGTCTTTGTACCGGTCTAACGCCTTGAGGCTTACTGGTACGCCCAGATTATTTTGCGTATCGGATCGGTACAGCTTGTTTCGGATAGTCAGATACCCCCGCCCATCCACCGTCCTCCGCTCCAGCAAGGAATAAAATCCGTTGCTGCCAGATGTGTATTCCGCCGTCACCATATCATTAGGGATACCCTGGCTGTCACGTCCAAAGATTGCGGCATTATCCCGCCGGATAACAGAGAATGTGAAGCCATCTGTCCCAGGGACCGGCTTTAACCACGCTTCGCCGCCGATCAGGGCAAACTGCATGGCAGCGTTTTTTACCGACTCCAGCGCATCCAGGACAGCCTGGGCAAATTGGTCTGTGCTCTCGGCATTGTACTCCCCAAAGGCGGTCTTCGTCAGCTTGTTCACAATGGTGTAGGCAATCTGCTGGCACGGGTCACTATCCTCTGTTACCTCCCGATTGTAGTATAGATAGATCCACTCCCGGATAGCTGTCTGCATGGCTTTTGTCGTGCAATCCTTGCCCCTGAAAGCATCCTCAAAGCTGTATGCGCAGTTTAAGGCACTCCATATGCTCATGATTTGCCTCCCGTCTGAACCGTAACCCGCCGTGCAGCAGACCGCACACCAGCCTCCAGGCCGTCTATATAAGCATTCAGAACCCGGATTTCCTGATTCTTCTTTTCCAGCTTCTTCTGCAAGGCTTTATTCTCCTGATAGATGGTATCCTTTGCCCAAGCGGGAAGGAACCGTTCCAACAGCCAGGTCCTCAGTCGATTCATGCTCACCTCCCGCGCCGTTTCCACACGGGCTCCATAGCGTACCGCACAGCGTCGATACTGTGGTTGGCCGCATCAGGATATCCCTCCAATACTTCGTTGGTTTTTGGGTCGCGCTCATACTCGTATTCGCCAAACTCTGCGGCGGTCTCTGGGCACCGGTCCGGGTCGATGACAATGGCCCGCAGCGATTGCAGCCACTTGATTCCGTAGTCCACACTGCCAGGCCCCTTCTGCGCCTCCCGCATCCGGAAACCGTATGCACGGAAATCCCCCACATTCCGGTCGCCTCCGCTGCCAGGGTCGGCCAGGATCAGGTCGTCCATGTGGTGCCTGATCTTTTCTGCCCAAGCTGCATTGGATTGCCGCCAGCCCCGGAATTCCTCATAGATATACAGTATCCCACCCTCATAGGCACAGCCTGCAAAGTGGTTGGGGTCGGGGTACCAGCCCCAGTCCTGGCCGAAATAATGGTAATCAAAGGCGGCAATCTGCTGGTCTGTGATGGGCTCCATCCGCAGGTTCTCGAACACTGCCGATCCGCTGCCTACTACGTCGCCCAGGTACTCGTGGCGGTATGCAGTCTCGTTTGTCTCCCGCAGATGCTGTGCATCATTTATGAACTTTGTCCCCAGCCATTCCTCCGGCGTGGTCAGGTATGTGCTGTGATGGATCATACGGCCCGCCTTGGATTCCAGGACATACTTGTTGGCCCAGTTTCGGGCCATGGCTGGCGGGTTGAAGGACTTGAAGCAAAAGGAGTATGGTCCGCCGCGAAAGATGGACTGCTCCACATTGCGCACCTGCTCCGGTCCGTCAAACTGATCCAGTTCCTCAAACCAGCCAATGCCGATATAGCCAAAAGGGAGCTTGATGGATTTTAGCTTGCCAGGATCGTCCAGGCCGAAGAACAGGATTTTCTGGCCGGTGGGCAGGTAGGTGCATTCCATAGGGCTGACCGTGCATTTGAACTTACTGGACAGCCCTAGTTCCGCAATGGCCCAGCAGATTTGTGCATAGACAGAGGTGCGGAGCGTATTACCGACCTTCCGCAGCGCAACAGCGTGGCAGTCAGGGTGCTTCAGCAGCTGCAAGATCAGTTCTACGGAGATGTAACTGGACTTGGCAGATCCCCGCCCGCCCTTTTCCACCAGTTCGCTGATCTCTCCTGACTTCACTGCGCGGTGGGATTCCCGGAAAGCGAGCGATATGACGCTTGAAAGCTTACATGTCGTCAATGATCTGCACACCTCCATCGTCTGCCTGGGTTGATTCAGTCTTCGTGCTGTAGCCGTGCCTGCTCATCCACAGCGGCGCAAGCTTTGTATCGATAACCCCAAGCTCGAATTTCATCCGGGCGTCAACCTCGCACTCTTCCCTCATGCGCGTAGTGGTGTCAGCAAAGCGAGCATCTGCCACATACCGCTCATAGAAAGCAGCGCGGGAGATTCCCGCCCACACGCAGAACCCTTCGATGGTGTATGTAACGCTGCGTTTGAGCTTTGCACTGACAAACTCCGAATTTTTGGAGCTGAAATCATGGGCAAGCACCTCCTGGTCATTGCACCACGCCTTGTACTGCTCCCAGGCGTCTGAGAGTTCCTTTTCGGTTTTGAACTTCCTGGGCCTGCCCATGATCCCACCTCCGAAAATGATTTGTTTGATTTTAGTTTAACACAAATATTCCATTTTGAAAAGATAGATAGTTATTCTAACTATCCAAAATTTTCCGCTTTCTCCATCTGACCGTCCTTCCGTCCACATGGCGGACTATTTCTCCAGTCTCACGTTTGATACACCACATTGTTTTTCTTACAGAACTAACCGGGACGTTAAGGACCTCTGCTATTTCTGCCGGAGTTAGATCGGAAAAGTCTTCGCTTCGTAGAACCCCCAAAAGGAACCCATTAGGAGTGCGCTTTCTCTTTATAAGTTTTCACCTCATCCAAAATCCATTGGTTACAATGCATCCAATCCACAATTTTTCCCCGCGTACAGCACTGCCTGTCCGCGCATGTAGAGCATTTTCGGGGCACCTTTTTGCGGGGTCTGACGGGGATAACGGCGAATGGGTCGGTCATGGCGTCACCTCCTTCGGCTTCTCGCACCGCTCGAACTCGATGACCCACACCCATGGGTTTGCCTCCCAGCCGTAGAAGGGGCGGTCTGCGGGTTTGATGGTTCTGTCCCACACCTCCGCAAAAGCGTCTGGTAAATCGACATTCCAGGCGCATGTTATCCCTTCCGCCATACATGCAGCATCCGAAATGGGACGCAACCGCTCCACCCGTACATCCATCACCCGCAGGAAAATCCGCGCGGCCTCCCGGGGCATGTGGATGGAGGGGTGCCATCCGGAAAGGATTAAAGGAGTATCCGTAGCCCTGTAGAGATATGTGCCAGCCATAGACCGCGCCCACGTTTCCCGCACATACATGATGTTGCCGGGTTGGTAGGGAGGCTTAATCGCACGGCACTTATCATCCCCGGCAAAACATCCAAGCCAGTATTTTTCATCTGGAATGGGGATAAGCGCCCTCTCTGGCCGTGGCTTCACCGGTCGCCGCGTCACCGTCTTGCGACCCTCCAAAATAGCACGGACCATTTCAGTGTTGAATAGGATAGGTTTCATATCGCACCATCCTCCGGCCTGCGGCGGTAGGCCAGCCATTCAGTATCATAATCTTCAAACGTTGCGTAACACCAGGAATTCGATACCGTTCCATCATCAGCTTCAACTATGCCCCAGAAAGGAGGAAGCACATCGTCCGGGTGAACCACCCACACCGGTTCCCCATCCATCCCCCGCAGCTCATCCAGGGTCAGCGGGTCGTTGGGCGGCAGGGTGATGGTTGGCAGCGAATCCACCTGCTCTGCACTATACCCGAAAATCTTGTAGGCCCCTTCCCCACAAAGCACTTTTTCCTCCATGTCAACACTTAGCTTGTGCGCATCAATCAGTCTCATCGGCAGCCACCTCCCTCAAACAAACTTTCCTGCGTTTCAAACTGCCGCCAGGGCTCTCGCCATTCCACGCCGATATAATCCAACACATGCCCCCAACCGTACCATGTGCCATCTGGCAGCTTGTCCACGTGATTCATCCACATTTCCCACTCCCCACGGCTGCGCTCCCAAAGACGATCAAAACGGTGGGGCCGTTTTTCCATGTGGATTCCAAACCCGCACATGGAGCATCCCGTCCTCTGAGCCTTTGTAGTACGTAGCATCCCATCCGGATCACGGACAATCTCACCGTAAATTTCCGGAACAGGAACATTCAAGTCAAGCGCTAACCGAAGTAAATCTTGCCGGTGAAAGATAGCGAATGGGCAGCTGCGTTTAGTGGTAGGGGATATGTAATTGCATCCTGTAACCATCAACACTTTTTCCCTTCGTCCGTGCTCAGATGCCATCAATCCAGTATAGGGGAAACATCCGGTTTCCCTCGCGTAATTATCACACGGTTTTTCCTTCAGGTAATAACAGCACTTATCCGACACCATGAAATCAGGTTTCCCGTAGTTAACGCCCTCATTTTCGTTTTCATATCCACCAAATTTTTTCAGCCACTTTTGTGACATTTTCATCCGGGTATTTTTTCTATAACCACCATAAGCGCCTGTTTCTCCAGTAATAATTGCATGGCGCACTGTAGCATTTTTCTCGCTAGGACGCTGGAGTAGACTAATTTTATTTGCAGTCTCTTTGGATAGTACCGGCCAGCCGAACTCTCGGATAACTTCCACTTTGCTTTTCAGCGGTTTGAGGGAGATAACCCCTAACTGCTTGTGGATTTCCTGGATACTCTTATCCTCTAAGACTGAAACTGAGACAGCTGGGACATTGATGCCGATGGATCGGAGGAATATCAACAGCGTGATGCTATCTAACCCTCCCACAGATACAAAGCAGTTTCCGTTAATCTCTCGATGCTTGTAAAATTCCCAAGCCCGGATTTCTGCATATCGGACTTTGAAGTCATAACTTTCTGCTTGCTTGGCTTTGAAGTATCGCCTCTTTTCGTCCGATCTATTTTCTATCGCACGTTCTATCACATTTTTCACGATCCCACCTCCACTTCCTGAACATCCGATCCACCGCCGGGCATATCCATGCTGTTGTAATAAAACCCAGCACAAGGCCGATAAACAGCCAGTCGATTGTCATGATGTACCTCCAATTTTTTATCCCATGCCGCCTGCAATGCGTCGTGGAGCGTATCGTATATTTTCCCACGATAGAGCCATGTCCCATTTTCATGCTTCATCGCTTTTCCTCGCTTTCCCGGTCTCGTCTGGTCTGTACTTCTCCAGCCCATCCAGAACGTTGCAAAGCCTGATCGCATTCTCCGGGCTGGGGTCCTTTCTGACCGCTGTTTTGGCCCCCTCGGTTTCTTTGTAGAGCCGCGCATGGAAGAATGCCAGCTTGCGCTCAAACTCTGCTGTGCGCTTTGCCCTGTCCCAGGCTCCGAAGATACGGCGCTTTTCCGCTGACGCCGTTGCCCGGTCCATCCGCTTTTCGTGGTAGTCGTGATAGAGGCTCCGAAGGGATGTATAGGCCATCTGGTCATGAATAGATAAGCCATCAGGCATCTCTGCACCCTGCATTGCCTCCCGCTCCCAGGGGAAGGCATAGCCTGATTCCGGTGTACTCATGGCATACCATCCGGTAAAGACAGATACCATTCCAGCACTGCCGCGGCCGACTGCCATCCGTGACATACCTCTGCGAAGTATCCAGCGGCATTTAGCCGCTCGATCCACCACTTCTGGGCTTCAGACGCTCGACCCGTATCCGTCTTCATCTCGATAAACAGGCCATGATACCGTCCCGCTGGAACTGGCAGACATAGGTCTGGCACGCCAGGTTTCACACCAGCCTGTTTCAAATGCCTCCCTTCTACGGCGTCTCGGGTACCGCCGTTGGGGATATGGAACAGCATCGCCAGTTCCGGCCACTTGGTGCGGATATACGGCTGCTGCGACCACTTGATTACATTGGCCTGATGCTGGGCCTCCGTCATGTTCTTCATGCTCCCTTCCTCCAATTCACCGATAACCGGTTGATAATCTGGCTGGCCTGCCCCTTTGTCAAGCCTGTGCAGTTAAAATTTTTACATTGCCGCCGGATCAATCGCAGCTGACCTTCTGTGGCCTCTCCGCTACCCCAACGCTTTACTGCGTTCAGATCCCATAGTTTCCTACTGTCTGAATGCTCCCTCTCTAGCAACAGAAAGTAATAATCCAGTGCCTCTTGCATAGGAATCTTTGTACCGCCAGGAAGAGCAATCATCCCCAGCGCATCTGGGCACGGAATGGTTAATTGACGCCCTTCTGGCAAGGAGCACACCATACTCCCATCAGGCAGTTTAAACCAATTGACATTATGGGTCTGATATTTCTGTTCCTGGGCCCAGAGGTCGACGATCTCCACGTTCCTGATCCAGCTCTCCGGGCAATCAGATGCGGCAGCGGCCCGTACTGGCAGCTCAAACAGGTCTCCTTGCAGCTCGTTCCGTCTCCCAGTTGGGATATTGCTGATATCCAGCCCCAGCAGGCTCGGTGCAGTACAGAGTGACGCTTTCCCGGTGATGCCTACGCAGTCAATCAGAATCAGCCGTTCCTTGCCAGGGTACAGCCGCAGGCCGCGGCCCACCATCTGGGCATACAGGCTTTCCGACTGGGTGGGCCGGGCCACGATCACCGTCTCCACTCTGGGGATGTCCGTCCCCTCGGTGAACACCATGCAGTTGACGATGCAGGGGATCTCCCCGGCGGTAAAGGCTTCGATGATGGATGCACGGTCCTTGGTCTCGCCCGTCACCACCACGGCCCCCTTGATACGTCCGGCGATTTCCTCTGCCTGGTGGACGCTGACGGCGAAGATCAGCGTGGCGCCGGCAGCGTGCTCCCGGTAGGCCTGCGCAATGGCGTCCGCTGTGCCCTCCATGGCCTCGTCCAGTTCCCCAGGAGCGTAGTCACCGTTGCGGGTGTGGACAGCCCGCAGGTCATAGCCGATATCCACGCGCTTGCAGAGAATGTCGCACAGGTACTTGTTCTGTATCCCCCAGCGGAGATCCCGCTGGAAGATGATTTTCTGGAACACGTCACTCAGGCGTACCTTGTCGCCGCGCATGACAGTTGCAGTAAATCCTAAATGCAGACGCGGGTGGAAGTAATCGTAAATTTTTCGATAAGTATTGGCAGCAGCATGGTGGCATTCGTCTGTAATCAACATATCAAAATCATTCGGAGCAAATCCATCCAAACGCCTTACAAGACTTTGCACACTGGCGATTACAACTTCCTCTCCGTTGCTAGTATCCTTCGCGATTTCAAATCCTACGGGACAATCGTAATATTTGGCAGGCTGACGAACCAACTCTTCCCGATGCGCCAGAACCAAAACACGGCCCCGCCGAGGTATGTGAGTAAAAATCCAGGTTTTTCCTAACCCGGTGGCAAGATTGCAAAGATACGAACCGGGTGGCTGCCGCTGGATAATATTAAGACACTCTTGCTGATACGGTCTGGCTGGCACGCCCATTCCTCCTTTCCGGCGTCAATTCGATGTGAACTATACTCATAAGTGCTCTCCGTCCTCCCCATATAGCGTCAAATCGAAGTAATGCTTTCCAGAATCCATCGCAGTGCATATGTCATCAAAGACTTTTTGCGCCGCTGCCTCTGAAGAAAACCACATAAGTTCGCATTCATCTTCGTAGAAATCAGACAGAAAAGGAACTGGTTCATAACCACACGCCTTGCACCGGTGTTTATATTCCCCGTCAGTAACATAATCAACAATATTTTCAACCATTGCGTCAATGATTTGTGCAATTTCTATTTTGATTCTGTCCTGAATAGCCGCGCCGTGGGTGGTGATCCCGTTTTCTTCTTCACAATCAACCTTCACGACACAAAGATGATGTGCAGAGCAAACGCGGACCTGCTCACAACCTGAATAATTGAAATCACGATACTTGATATACATTTTTATCCTCCTCCCTCTGTGACCCTGTGACTTTAAAAGTTTCAGTCACAGAAAGGTCACAGGCGCTAAAAGCGTTGCAATTACTATGTTTTTTAAGATTCCTGTGAACCTGTGACTTTTACCGAGTTTTTTCTATGCGCGTGAATAAATCTTTTCGCCATATCAACCAAATAATATTTCTTTTAAAACGCTACTGCTGTTTTGGTCACAGGGTCACAGAAGTCACAGGAACCTACTGAATCCATTGTGCCGCAATAGCTTCGGGCCTGTGACCTTCCATGTGACCTATCGCTAAAAAGTCACAGGGGAATCAAATCTTCCTGATCTCGGCCGTCTTCTTCAATCAAACAAGGTAATTTCATCCAGATGCAGGCATTAGACATTCCATCATACCACTTCGAGTAGGTATAGCCCTTTTTGTGCGCTCTCAGGAGCCCTTTGCTTTTCAAATGACTTAGAAGGGCCTTTGAATTAATACCGGCATCTGCACAGGTACGATTCCAAACTACGCTGTTAATAATAGCGTAGCCGTTCTCTAAAACTCCATAATGCTCCCCGCGCTCTACAGTTTCTCTAAATTGGCTCGCATTCATGCCAACCCAGCCGCACATATACTCGTAACCGCGCTCCGCCGCGCTGACGGTCGCTTTCTCCTTCAGGAATTCCCCCAGTTCGTCTGCCGCCAAGGTCCGTCCGTCATGGAAAATCCACTCAGTAGCCAGCGCATCCGCCGTCAGCAGCAGCGCCGCCGCCATCGCCTGCTTCTCCGTGGTATCCGATTGAATACAGTCTGTATAATACTTTTCGTACAGTTCCTTTGCTCGGTCAATTTCTCCAGGTTTTGTCAAATGGCCAACGAACAATTTCCCGGCGTGCCCATAGTGCCGTTTGAGAGTATTTGCCGTCCGGTGTCCATCCCGAATCACCACTTCCCCAGCCTTGCATTCGATTTCGATGACCCGGTTCATGGCTCCCGCACCATCTGTCTCGCTGGCGATTGGGCTCTCCCCCGAAGTGATAAAGCAGTTAGACCATTTGGGGGTATAGTCAAGCCCTAACCCCCGGTTTCCCCTCAGTTTCCCAGAGCCCGCCGCCAGCTCGTACACGTTGAAATTGACCCGCCCGTGCCGGTCCTTGGCCAATTGCAGCTCGTCCAGGAAAAGAGGGAGCGAGTGCAGAAATCCGGCCATCAACTCCACGCCCACGGATGTGCTCTTGAAGGTCTGGAAGTACGCGCCGCCTGCGGTGGGGTTCGCCCACACGGACGCCCCCAGCATCTGTGCCACGGTCTTGCCGGTGCCGCTGTCCATGCTCCACAGGTGGACGAAAAACGGAAGGCATCCAAGCGGTTCTACCAAGACCGACGCAAAGGACGCCGCCAGAACCATCCTGGCCGTCAGGCTGTAAGATCGAGCATCCAACGCCTCCTTTATCCATTGATCGAAATCTCCAGCCTGCGTGATGGCACGGTATACAGGGCGAAAACTATCCGCACTGTCAAAAGCCACACCACCTACATAGGGTGCGAACCCTTCCTCATTCCAGCCCATGCGGGATACAGCTTTCACTTCTGGAATGATATCCTCGTTGCGGTCTATGGCGTCCCTGAGAAAGTCTACCAATGCCTGTGCCCGTTCCCCGCTGGTAACAGAGATCCCGCAATCTGCCAGGGCTACAATATCGGCCGCCTTGGATATCCGGCTCATAGGAACTACAATTTCACTCCATGGCCTTTTGTCTCGAAAGGAGCGGCGATAGGCCAGCTTGATCTTTGTGGTACCCGTATCCACGCTCACCAGTCGCTGCACTGGCATAATCGGGTGGGTGCAGGCGTATGTGATCCCACCACCCTGGGCGTACCGCCAGATGCCGCTCTCGTCCGCCGTCCATTCCCCGACGTTCAGCTCCAACGCCTGGTCGAAGAATTCGGAGATTCCATCGTCCCGGACAACGGACAGGGAGACGGCCCTTAATTCTTTCCTGTACTCTCTCAGGCACCTGGCAAAGCCCTTAAAGCCGAGTTCCTTTGCGAGGTCTGCAAGTGCCTGTTCCTCCATGGCCTGCTGGTAGCCGGATTTCAAGCCGGTCAGCCATTCAAATACCCGGCCTTCTTTGAAGTCCGTCAGAGAAAAATCAGGTCGTTTGTCTGGGGCCGCCGGGACTGCGTTTCCCGGATGTAGTGAATTTTCTTCCACGACCCGCTTTCACCTCCGAAATTTTTCTTTCCAGTTCATCTAGCTGATGCTCCAAATATGGCTGCTCCTTCAATGCTTCGATGTAAAGCGGATAGATATACCCAGCCTCCCAATCTTCTATGGTGGGAGGAAAACATTTCAGAACATCCCACCAGTACCGATGCTCCGCAGCCAGTTCCCGGTACTTTTCCTTCAGCTGCTCCAACTCCGCTTTTTGCTGGACTTCCCGGCGGCGGGCCTCCAAGACGGCGGACCGCACCGCCGGGTCAGGCTTGTCCCATGTAAGCCCCAGGGCAAAATCCGCATTGATTCGCAAAATCGCCTGACGAAATGGGATATCAAACAGTTTCATTACAAAATCGATCACGGTGCCACCGGCGTGACAGCCAAAGCAGCACCACCCGCGCTGATCGCTGTAGAGTTTAAGGCTGGCGGTCTTTTCGCGGTGGAATGGGCAACATATGTATCCGGCCCGGTTTGGGTGAAAGCCGTAATGCTCCGCCACCTCCTGGATTGTGACGATGCTCTTGACTTGATCAGCAAGGTCAACCCTCTGCATCGGCGATCCGGGTCAGCTTTCGGGTGGCGCGGCAGTATGCGCAGTGCTCACAGCGGCGCGGGGCCTCCCTGCCCGTTTTGATAGCCTGGAACCGGGGGCCGGCATCCTCA